TTGATTTAATGAGTAAGGAACATAATGGAGATTACTTAATTGATTCTTGTGATGTTGGAATTAGATTCTCCTCCGGATTAGATGCAATAAACATCGCTCCAGAATTTGGTCAAATAGAATCTGAATATTATCTTGAGAGATGTAAGAAAGATAAAATTTTGATTGAAGAACTATATCAATTATGTTATAATTCAAATAAGTGGAAAAAGTGGATTCCAGACATCTCTAGAGTTTCAAAGCAGCAATTAATCATTACATGCTGTCATTATATTTTTTCGGATGCTGAGTTTTTAAGTAAAGTGAAATCCAACTTTCCTAGGTCAGATATATACATTCGTAAAAGAATTAATTCTAAATTGAAGTTTCTTCATGAACAAACAAAAGGTAATTGCATTTGATTTGGATGATGTACTTTGCTACAGAAAATCTGGAGTAGAACATTTAGGTCCCAAGAAATACGAACATTGTGTTCCAATTTCGAAAAATATAAATCTTTTAAATTCTTTTCATCAGGAAGGATATAAAATTGTAATCTATACTGCCAGAGGAATGTCTCAATTTAAGGGAGATGTGAAAAGAATTTACGATGAATTGTATGACCAAACTGCATCTCAGTTAGATTTCTGGGGAGTAAATTATGACCAGCTTGTGATGGGTAAAATTCACTATGATGTGTTGATTGACGATAAAGCTCTTAATTCTAAAAAAGTAACTAAAGAAAAAGTATTGGAAATTTTATGAATAACTTAGTAATCTTTGACCTCGATGGTGTTTTAATTGATAGTAGAGAAATGCATTATGAAGCATTGAATTTTGCTTTAAGTGCTGTTGGTGAACAATATGTTATTAATAAAGAAGAGCATTTAAGTGTCTATGATGGACTTCCAACATCTAGAAAACTTGCAATGCTCACTGAGCGCAAAGGTCTTCCTGTAGAACTTCATAATACTATTTGGGAAAACAAACAGAAAGCTACACTAGAAATATTTTCTCATCTGGAACATGATTATGAGTTGATGCATTATTTTCAGCAATTGAAAAATAAAGGTTATCAGATTGCTGTTGCTAGTAATAGTATTCGGAATACAGTTAAACTTGTTTTACTTCGATTGGGAGTATTAGAGTTTGTTGATTATTATGTCAGCAACGAAGATGTTGTAAGAAACAAACCATTTCCGGAAATGTATTGGAAATGTATGACTGCATGTAATTCAATTCCCAAAAATACGGTCATTTTTGAAGACAGTCACATCGGTCGTCAGGGAGCAATTGATAGTGCTGCAAACTTAATTGCTATTGAAAATCGGCATGATTTAAACCAAGAGAAAATTGATAAGGTGCTTGATATTTTCTCAGAATATAAAAAGACTATCGTACCATGGAAATCTGATAAGATGAATGTTCTAATCCCAATGGCTGGTGCTGGAAGTCGTTTTGCTAGTGCTGGATATACTTTCCCTAAACCTTTGATTGAGGTTAATGGGAAACCAATGATTCAGGTTGTAGTTGAAAATTTAAACATTGAAGCAAATTATACTTTTATTGTCCAAAAGGAACATTATGAAAAGTATAATCTAAACTATCTACTAAATCTTATTGCTCCGAACTGCAACATCGTCCAAGTTGATGGTTTAACTGAAGGAGCGGCCTGTACTACATTGCTTGCTAAAGAATTTATTGATAATGATTATCCTTTGGTAATGGCGAATTCTGACCAATTTGTTGAGTGGAACAGTAATGAATGTCTTTATGCATTTAATGCGGATGGTGTTGATGGTGGAATCATAACTTTCAAGTCTACCCATCCTAAGTGGTCTTATGCTAGAATTGGTGAGGATGGATTTGTATCCGAAGTTGCGGAAAAGAAACCAATTAGCGACAATGCTACTGTTGGAATTTATTTCTGGAAAAAAGGTTCTGATTACGTTAAGTATGCGGAACAAATGATTGAAAAGAACATTAGGACTAATGGTGAATTTTATGTTTGCCCAGTTTTTAATGAAGCTATTGGTGATGGTAAAAAGGTAAGAGTTAAAGACATTGATGGTATGTGGGGAATTGGAACCCCAGAAGATTTGAATTATTTCTTGGAGCATTACAAAGGATGAAACTGATTGCACATCGGGGAAATACTCAAGGACCAAATCCCGAAAGGGAAAATTCTCCGGAATACATTGAAGAAGCACTTAATGCTGGATATGATGTTGAAGTTGATGTTTGGTATGATTGCGCTACTGAAAAGTTTTGGTTGGGGCATGATGAACCTCAATATGATGTGACTTTCTATTGGTTAGCTGGAAAGAAAATGAATCTATGGGTCCATTGCAAAAGTCTTCCGGCACTAGAATATTTCAATTCTAAAACTGGCGGATTCAATTATTTTTGGCATCAAAATGATGACTATACTTTAACGAGTAGGAGACAGATTTGGGCATATCCCGGAAAACCTTATACCAAGGATACTGTGATTGTAATGCCGGAGTGGAAAAAGGATGTTGATTGGGATATGCTTAGGGTTACTAATTGTTTAGGTATTTGTAGCGACTTTATTGGAAATCTAAAATGAAACCAAACTTAAGATTGTGGTTTACTGCATTTTGGGGAACTTTTGACAAATATGATAATATATTTGTATATGCCCTAAAGCAAAAGTATTCGGTAACTGTTACTCCAGATAATCCAGATTTGGTGATTACCGATAACCCATATCAAAGATATCAAAATGCTAAAATGGTTTACTTTAGTGGTGAACCATTTTTTGATATTGGGTTGTGTGATTGTGCGCTAACTCAATTTAATGTTGATAAGAAGAATTATTTTAGATTGCCTTTATATCTTCTATATGCTTATGATTATTTTAAGCATGGAATAGTATCTTCTTTGGAGGAATTTTTTCAAACAAAATATTGCAAAAAGGATAAGCAAAAGTTTTGTGCTTATATTTCCAGAGGTCCGGGACAAACGGACATGAGAGAAAAACTATTCAATAAATTATCTTCTTATAAGAGAATTGATTCTCCAGGTTCTCATTTTAATAATATGCCTTCCATTGGAGGTGAATCTGGAACTATACATGGTTCAATTGAAAAGGTTAAATTTATATCAGATTATAAGTTTACATTTGCTATAGAGAATACTGATTCATATAACGGTAAACGTGGATACACTACAGAAAAAATTGTAGAACCATTCTTTGCTGGAAGTATTCCCATTTACTGGGGAAATCCTAAAATAACAAATGATTTCAATTCAGAATCTTTTCTCAGTTTTTATCAGTACGGGACTATTGATAAACTGGTAGAACGGATTATTGAAATTGATAATGATGATAAACTTTATAGTGATTATATTTCTCAACCAATCATAAAAAATGTGGAATTGTTTTCTATAGATTATCTCGTTCAAATATTCGAAACTATTTTAGAATAAAATGGAAGCATTAAATAAAATTTTTGACAAAATATATGTCATAACAATTCCATCATTTACTGATAGGATTGAGAATATGAAAAAGCGTCTCGATGGAATTGACTATGAATTTTTCTATGGAGTTTATGGTGGTGATTTAGATACTTCTGAATATAGAGATAGAGGGTCTAAACTTACTAGAGGTCAATTATCTTGCGCTCTAAGTCATTATAAAATTTATGAAAAGATGGTCCAAGAAAATCTAGATAATGTCTTGATTCTTGAGGATGATTGTGCATTCAATTCTAGTGTAATTGAAATTGAAAAGTATTATAATCAATTACCTGAAAATTATTCTGTATTTTATTTGGGATATCAAGAGGGAGAATCTTTTGGTAATGGATATTCGGAAAACTTGAAGAAAGTTACTGATAGATGTGTTGGTCACACTCACAGCATGAATGTCAGAAAGTCTTGTGCAGAACTGATGTTGGAATTTAATAAAAATATGGTGTGGACTGCTGACGGCGCATTTAATGAGATTTGTAAGGTTCACCAGATGGAATATTATTTGGCATCACCAAAAATAACATATCAAGATAATGGTGGAGGTGATGATTCTACTCTGGTAAATATTGATAAGGTTTATGGATTTGGATTTTAAAAAATGAAATTTACATTTGGATTAGTAACTTCTGGAACATCAGATCAGAGTGTCAATCTAGTTATTGATAGTATTGAAAGACTTAATATTCCGGAGTATGAAGTTTTAGTTGTTGGAAATAGTTCTGTTACTCGAAACAACACCAGGATTATTCCTTTTGATGAGAGTGTTAGGAGAGCATGGATAACTAGAAAGAAAAATTTAATCACCGAAAATGCAAAATATGAGAACGTAGTTTATTCTCATGATTACATTGTATATGAAAATGATTGGTATGAAGGGTGGTTGAATTATGGTGATGACTACAAAGTTGCCATGAATAGGATTTTAAATGCTGACGGAAGTAGGTATCGAGATTGGGTAGTTTGGCCTCATAACAATAATTTTGTGGATGGAATTGTTTTGAGACAAAGAGGATGTTTAATCCCTTATGAAATGGGACATCTTTCAAAGTACATGTATATTTCTGGTGCATACTGGGTAGCAAAACGAGATGCAATGTTAGAGTTTCCACTAAACGAAAATCTTGTTTGGGGTGAAGGTGAAGACGTTGAATGGTCTCATAGAATCCGAGAAACATATGATTTTTCCATGAATAAAAATTCATCAGTCAAACTACTGAAGCAAAAAGACCCCGCTTTTAATGAACCAGACGCAATGGCAATTGAACAATTGGAGGCTATTGGAAATGAATAAAACTGCAGTCTTTATACATGTTGCTACAGTAAACAACTATCAACAATTGTTTGATGAGTTGTTTGATGAGATTAAAAAAAGTCGTTTGATGATGGCATGTGAAAGTATAAATGTTTGTATTGTTGGCAGCAAGAAATTAAATATTATCGAATCACCCGCAATCAATGTTTATTATGATCCGGATGGCGCATACAGTCATGAACTTTCTTACACTAAGGGCGAGTTCTTTACTTTAGGTAAACTTGAAGAGTATGCAAATAGTTTTCCTGAAAATAGGAAGATTTTGTATTGTCATCTTCGTGGAGTTACTAGTCCAAATAATGAACACATTACTACCTGGAGAAATTATCTAATTCACCATAATGTCAAGAAATTTGAAAAGGCTTTGATTACGTTGGATACTTATGATGCTTGTGGTGTTGATTTAATTGAGCGAGAACGGTGGCCACATGCTCCACATTTTTCTGGAAATTTTTGGTGGTCGAACAGTGACTATATAAAAGAACTTCCAAAGATTTCTGAAATCAGTAGACCAGATTCAAAAAAGATTTTGACATTGCGGCATAACGCTGAGTTTTGGATTGGTATGGGAGATGGAAATTTAAAGTCTCTTCATGATGTTGATGTTGATGTTTGTAGTAGGCATTTAATTTCTTGCCCTAAAGAAAATTATTCGGAGTAATGAACATGAGTAATCGATGTTGTTTTGTTATTTTTGCACACTCTACAGTGCATGACGTGGATGACCTTAATGACATGATTGAAAATATTAAATATTTTCATGATGATTGTGATTTTATTGTTAATCATCCAACCATTGAACATCCAAAAGTTAGAGTTCGCCATATGCCCGGTGAACTAAACAAATCAAATTTTATTTTTGGTGCATATGAAAAGATTCTTCAAGAACTGAGTGAAGAAGAAATCAATTCATTTGACCATTTTTGTTTAGTATCCGCAAATCAATATTTCATCAACAAAATTAATTTTGAAAAGGATGTAAATTACGTTCAGTTTTATAATACGGAAACTTGGGATGATGATTATTGTGGAAAGGATATGGATAAAACCATAATTGGATTTCCACTAAATCAACCTTACGGTAGATGGGACCCGAAAGATATCTACAAAAACTATGATATTAAAACCCCAATGGCATCAAATTGGGAATGTCTAACTCTTACTAAAGAGTCAATGCTTCTTGCCAAAAAGAACATTGACATTTGTACAGAGGCTTATTATAATCAAGATATGATTAGCATTTTTCCGGGATACATGGCTTTAATGTCAGGACAAACCTGGGAATTTCCTGCTCATTTTGGGACTTATGACCCTTCAAATAGAAATCAAAAAAATCAAATTCTAACCATTCAACAAGTAAATTCTAAGTTTGAAGATGGATACTTTAGTTTAAAGAGGGTGAATTATAAAAAAGATTGTTCAGTAAAAGATTATATTAGAAGGAACTTAATGAAATGAAAACGAAATTTAATTTAGTTGGAACAACTTTCACCCATTTGACTGGTGGCAATAAAGGATATTCCGTTCATGGAAAAGAATCCAAATACATTGAGTGGATTCAAAACGATTCCTCTTTAGATAGTTTTTATATTGATGAGTACATCAATCAGATTTTTAATGGAAAAAAATCTGATGGTAAAAACTATGCTTGGCTTCTAGAATCTAAGTATATTAAACCAAAAGTATATGATATGGTGATAGATGCTGCTGAAGATTATATCTCAGTGTATGATGCAATTTTTACTCATAATCAAGAACTTTTGGAATTGAATGAGAAGTTGAATACTGACAAGTTTAAATGGTGCCCTGCTCAAGGATTTTGGATTAAAGAACCAAAGGTGTATGAAAAGACCAAGATGATTTCAATGATTTCATCTAATAAATCAATGACTTCTGGACAAAGAACTAGATTGAATTGGGTTGAAATGATTGGAGATCAAATCGATCTTTATGGTAGGGGATTCAATGAGATTGAACTTAAGGAAGAGGGTCTATGCGATTACATGTTCTCTGTAGTTGTTGAGAACGGATTCTATAATACTTACTTTACCGAAAAACTTCTTGATTGTTTTGCTACGGGAACTATTCCTGTTTACTTGGGTTCTCCAGATATTGCAGAATATTTTAATCCTGATGGAATTATTAATCTATCAGAAGAGTTTGAGGTTTCTGAAGAGTTGTATTATAGTAAAATGGATGCCATAAATGAAAACTTGGAGAGAGCAAAACAGTACGAAATTCTAGAAGATTTCATTTACTTAAATTATCTAAAGGAAGAATGATATGACAATTGGATATAATCGCCTTGGTTCCAATGGAAGACTTGGAAACCAAATGTTTCAGTATGCCGCTCTTCGTGGAGTAGCAAGTAATAAAGGATATGGTTGGGTAATACCGCCACCAGAATCTTATGGAGATTCTAATTATGGTCTTTTTGATTGTTTCAGAATGACTAATGTAAGTGAATCTAATTTTGGATTTGCTCCAGGGAGAAGTATTGAATCTGGATGTTTCCATTTCAACGAAGATTTTTTTAACAATTGCCCAGACAATGTGAATCTTCATGACTACTTTCAAACTCCAAAATATTTTCAAAATATTGAATCTGAAATTAGAGAAGACTTTACTTTCAAAGATGAAATTCTAAATCCATGCAAAGAAATTATTGGTGATATTGAAGCACCAATTTTTATTCATGTTCGGAGAGGTGATTATGTGAGGCACCAATATGCACACCCACTTTGCTCCATTGAATATTATCAAGAAGCTTTATCTCATTTTGATGATGATACAACAGTTTTAGTTTTCTCTGATGATATTGATTGGTGCAAATCTCAAGAATTATTTTCTTCTGATAGGTTCATGATTTCCGAATATCAAGAAAGATATTCTCATACATCAGATACAAATGATGGGCGACAAAATGCGCTTATTCCTTATTTTGATATGTGTATGATGAGTCTTTGTTCTGGAGGAATTATCGCAAATAGTTCTATGAGTTGGTGGGGAGCATGGTTAATTGATAATCCCACAAAACCAATTGTTGCTCCGATTAAATGGTTTGGAGAAAAATATAAAGATTATAATATGAATGATTTGATTCCCGAAAATTGGATTAAGGTATAACTATGAAAGATTTAACTTACATTTTACCGACTCGAATTGAGTCAAATGACAGACTTAGGAATGTCGTTACTTCAGTTTCTTATCTTCTTTCTAAGTTTCCGGAATCAAAAGTTATCGTAAAAGAAGTTGATAAGCAATCTGTTTTCTCTCAACATGCTCTTCCACTTATATCTCAGGTTGTTGACACTGCCAATCTGGGACATATTTTTGAACAAAGTGATGAAAATCTATTTCATAAAACTAGAATCTTAAATGATTTAATCTATGAAGCAGATACGGAATATGTTGCTAGTCATGATGTTGATGTAGTGTATCCTGTAGAGAGTCATGTAAACGCATACATGATGCTCAAATCTGGAAACTTTAATGTTGTTTATCCATATGGTTGTGGAGTATATCAATATCAAGTAAATTATCCTCAGAATATATTTGAGAACTTTTTACAATCTGGTTTTGATATTGATTTGTTGACTAAAAATTCTTCCACTCAAGCATCCACTATTGGATGGACTCAGTTCTATCACAAACAGGCTGCCATCAATGGATTTATGTGGAATGAAAATTTCATTTCTTGGGGTGCTGAAGATTGTGAGTTTTATTTCAGGTTTAATGCTCTAGGATATAAGGTTGGTAGAATTGATTCTTGGATTTATCATCTAGAACATTCTAGAACACACAATTCTCATTATAATAATCCAAAGTTTATGGAAAATCATAATCTATGGAATTGGATTAGAAATCAAGATAAAGAAACTCTAATTGATTATTATCGTAATCAGCCATATGTAAAGAGGAGGAAGAATTGATGCAACCAATATTAGCGTTTAATTATTTGGGGCAGCTTGGTAGACTTGGAAATCAAATGTTCCAATATGCATCTCTTAGGGGAATTGCTGCTAGGAGAGGATATGATTTTGGAATTCCTCCATCATCTTTTTCTAATCCATGGATGGAACACCAACTCTTTCGAGTTTTTGAGTTGGTTAATTTGAAGAGGAGTAATATTAGAATTCTTGATAATGGATTTGCACCAATAGCTAAAGAAGATACTTTTCACTTCAACGAACTACTTTTTAATCAATGTCCAAATGATATTTCATTGTTTGGATTTTTTCAAACAGAAAAATATTTTGCTCATATTGAGTCTTCTATTAGAGAAGATTTTACTTTTGGTGAGCACATCCTAAATCCATGCCGAGAAATGATGTCTGACGTTGACAATGCAATTTCTCTGCATGTTCGTAGAACTGATTACACAACAAATCCAAATCATAAAGCATTGGATTTGGATTATTATGAGAGGGCTTTGTCCGAGTTTGATAAAGACCGTCAAGTAATTGTTTTTACGGATGATGTTGAATGGTGCAATAATCAGAAATTTTTTGATTCTGATAGATTCATGATTTCTGAAAGTGGTGATAATGCTGTTGATATGTGTCTAATGACATTTTGTTCTTCTCATATTATTGCCAACAGTTCTTTTAGTTGGTGGGGTGCATGGCTATCTGGAAGTAATGATGTGATTGCTCCAGTAGAATGGTTTGGTCCCGGCAATTCTGATAAGGACACGTCAGATCTGATTCCTGACCGCTGGAGGAGAATTTGAAATGTCTCTTTCAGTTTTTGGTGGAACTGGATTTGTTGGGGGAAATTATTGCCGAATGTTTCCTGAAAAAGTTTTATTGCAGGAAAGAGATAGTAGAGTTCCCAAATCAAAAGACATTTTATATTTTATCTCTACAGTAGATAATTACAATATTTTTGGCGATATTACTCTTGATGTAAAAACGAATTTGCAAGTATTATGTGAAGTTCTTGAAAACTGTAAAGATTCTGATATTACCTTTAACTTCATTAGTTCTTGGTTTGTCTATGGTGAAGTTGAACTTCCCGCAAAAGAATCCGATGTTTGTTATCCATCAGGATTTTATTCCATAACAAAAAAGGCTGCTGAGGATTTATTAATATCTTTTTGTAAAACTTTTGGTGTTAAGTATCGGATACTTAGATTGTGTAATGTTTTGGGAAAGGGTGACGGTAAAGTATCTGCAAAGAAAAATGCACTCACATACATGATAGAGTCATTAAAAAATAATGATGATGTCTATCTGTATGATGAAGGTACACCAATTAGAGACATTATGCATGTTGATGATGTTTGTTCAGCAATTGATTTGGTATGTGAAAGTGGTGAAGTAAATCAGATTTATAACATTGGAAGTGGACAACCAACTCGTATTGGTGATATAATAAATATTGCCAAGAACTACTTGAATTCAACATCAGAAATAAAAAGCAAAGAAGCACCAGAATTTCATAAGATTGTCCAGACTAAAGATTTCTGGATGAGTAATGATAAAATATCTGAACTTGGATTTGTTCAACAAATTAGTAATGAAAACATCATTAGAGAATTATGTCTTTAGAACAACAGATTGGGGATTTGATTTCTGGATTGGAGCAATCTGGAGAAAAATTATTTCCATATATTCATAACAATAATTATGTAAAGGGTCAGAGTAACATTTATTACTCTGGTCCTTATTGGGATAATAAGGAAGTTGAAGCAGCAATTAAAACTTTATTGACTGGTAAATGGTTACCTTCGGGAGAAGAAGTTAATAAGTTTGAGAGAGCATTTTCCAAAAAGTTTGGATTTGGTCATTCTGTAATGGTGAACTCTGGTTCATCAGCAAACTTGGTTATGATTGCTGCCCTCAAAAAATATTTTGATTGGCAGGATGGTGATGAAATTATTGTATGTGTATGTGGATTTCCGACAACAATTAATCCAATTCTTCAAAATAATCTAAAACCAGTTTTTGTTGATATTGATTATTCTGATTTGAATTGGAATTTGGAACAAATCAAATCTAAGATTACTACAAAAACGCGAGCAGTATTTTCTTCTCCTGTTCTTGGAAATCCTTATGATTATGATAAACTTTTGGAAATTTGCGATCAATACAATATAGAATTGATTGCAGACAATTGTGATAGTCTTGGTAGTAAGTGGGAAGGAGAATATCTCACGAAACATGCAGTTGCTGCATCATGTTCATTCTATCCTGCACACCACATTTCCACTATTGAAGGTGGAATGGTTTCTTCTAATATCAAAGAGATTGTAGATATTGCAAGAAGTTTTGCATGGTGGGGAAGAGATTGTTATTGTGTAGGTCAACAAAATCTACTTGAATGTGGTGTTTGTGGTAAAAGGTTTGATAAGTGGTTGGAGGGATATGATAAAATCGTTGACCACAAATATGTCTTTGGTCAAATTGGATATAACCTAAAACCAATTGATTTGCAAGGATCGATTGGAATGGTTCAGTTGGAAAAGTTTGAGGAGATTCATTCTATTCGAAGGAAGAATAAAGAACGGATTCATCAAATCTTTGAGACTATTCCTGGAGTAAGAGTTATTGGTGAACGGGAAAAGTCTGAAACAAGTTGGTTTGGAGTTCCTATTGTATTTGAAGATGATAAAACTGGATTGGTAAAATATTTGGAAAGTAATAAAATCCAAACTCGAAATTATTTTGCAGGAAATATTCTCATGCATCCAGCATATAAACACATTGAACAATCGTCAAATTATCCAAATGCTTCTAGAGTATTGGATAATGTATTTTTTGTTGGATGCTCTCCAGTTATTACTGATGATATGATTGATTATATTGAAGAAACTGTAAACAACTATAAGAAGAACACTCTATTTCACCATCCCGTATAATCATGGACAATAATAAAGCAGCCTACAAACTAAAAAATTTTGGACCCATTTATTACTTAAATCTTGATGGTCAACCAGAAAGAAAGAAATATATGGAGGAACAGTTTGATTACTGGGGAATTGAAGATTACACTAGGATTTCTGCATATGATGGTAGACAAGATGATTTGAGTGACATCATCCGAGGAAAATATCCAGAGATGATGACCTCTGGAGAAATTGGATGTGTAACTTCACATCTTAAAGCAATTAAACATTGGTATGAAACGTCCGATTCTCCATATGCAGTAATTATGGAGGATGACTGTGATTTAAGTATTGCTAGGTATTGGAACTTTACCTGGACAGATTTCATTGCTCGTGCTCCATATGCATGGGATGTTATTCAATTAGCAATTATTTGCACTGGCAATATTATTGTTCCTATTCATACTAGGTTTGTAAATGATTTTTCTACAGCATGTTATGTAATTACTCGACACCATGCTGAAAAGTTGATTAGGAATCATGTTAGGGGAAATAAGTATAAGATTGATAATGGGGTAAAACCCCGTCCAGTTGCTGATGATTTGATTTACAACTCTGGTGTTACCTATGCAACACCGATTCTTTTGTATAAACTGGAGCTTGGGTCTTCAATTCATCCAGAACATATTGACATCTTCCATAGGAACAGTTATAATGGTATTCTCGACTTTTGGCAAAAGGTTGGGTATGAACTTCCATTGGACCAATTAATGAATTTTGATCCTTATTATGGAAGAGTTTCTGAATCTACGGGTCCAGGAAATGGTGGTTGACAAAAATCAAAAGACCACCTATACTAAATAAGTAATCGTGACTGAATGTTACGATTTACAACAACTGTCACATGTGACAGTTTAGCAACATATCTAAAGACTCAATTACTCTCCGAAGATTGTGTGCTATAATTTCAAAGCGGGGAAAGTCGAACTCCCCCATCATCTGTGGGTAACCATTCCACAAGTAAAAATTAACGAGGTATTTCAAATGACTAAATCTGTTTTCGCAGCACTTGCTGCTGCTCCCCTTTTCGCTGGTGCTGCAATTGCAGGTCCTTACGTAAATGTTGAAGCCAACTCTGGTTTCGTTGGTTCTGATTACGGCGGTACTGTAACCGATTTCCACGTAGGTTACGAAGGTGCTGCTGGTGCTCTAGGTTATTACGCTCAAGTTGGTCCCAGCCTTGTCGCTATCGATGGTGCTGATACCGATACCGTTTTCTCTGGTAAAGTTGGTGGTAGCGTTGCTGCAACTGATGCACTGAGCATCTATGGTGAAGTTTCTTTCGCTACTGGTGCTAATGGTGCAGACAATGGTTATGGCACTAAAGCTGGTCTGAAGTTCACTTTCTGATAGATAAACGGATTATTTCCGATTATCCAGTAATATCTGAATCTCCTAACCTCCTCTTTATGAGGAGGTTTTTTTGTGGTTAAAATTAAGTTAAGTGCTCATATATACCAAGGTTTTGTCTTTAAAGATCCTTAACCAATCATTAACGACAAGACTCGAAGACCCTGCTATAATAAGAAGGTCTTCGACAGACAAAACATTACAAAAGGAATTAAACAAATGAAAGCAATCGCACTTGCCGCTCTGGCAGTTTCTGCACTGGCGACACCTGCCCTTGCAGGACCCTATGTAGAGTCCAAGCATGAATTCAAAGGCACTGATGAAGACTTCTCCAAGCAAGTCCATCAGGGTCGTGTTGGTTATGATTGGAAGGTCGGTAAACTGAAACCCTATATCGAAGGTGGTTTTGGTGTTGAGGTTCCCGATGCTGGCGATAACGCAAGCTTCACTGCACTGGAACTCGGTACTTCTGTTGCACTCTCTGAGAAGTTCTCTGCTTATGGTAAGTATGAGACTCTGATCTTTGAAGATGATCGTGATTGGAAAGTAGAAGTCGGCACCAAGTATAAGTTCTGATAAGGGGTTAAAATGAAGAAAGTTCTCGCTGCTCTCGCTGCTGTCGCTACTGGCGGCACCCTCGTTGCTTGCGGTTCAGTACCTGAAACTGCATCAACTTTCACACCACAAAACCTGACTGCTGCTGGTGCAACTTTTCCTGCTCCACTCTATCAGCGTTGGCTCCAAGACTATGCTACATCTGGTGGTCACAAAGTGAACTATCAGGCAGTAGGTTCTGGTGCTGGTGTTCGTCAGTATGCTGCTAAGACTGTTGATTTTGGTGCTTCTGATAGTGCTGTAAAGGATGCAGACCAACCTGATTTTGGTGTGGTTCATATTCCCATGACTGGTGGTGCAATCGTTCCTGCATATAATCTTGCTGGATGTGATGCCAAGATGACTCAGACTCAACTTGCTGATGTCTTCCTGGGTAAGATTACTAACTGGTCTACTTTTGGTTGTGCTGATAAGCAAATCACTACTGTTTATCGCACAGATGGTTCTGGCACTACTGCTGGTTTTACTAATTCTCTTTCTGCTTTCTCTCCTGAGTGGGCAGAAAAAGTTGGAACTGGTAAGTCTGTGAAGTGGCCTACTGGTGTTGGTGGTAAAGGAAACTCTGGTGTTGCCGCACAGATCAAGCAAATTGATGGTGCTATTGGTTATCTGAACTATGGTTATGTTTCTGGTGGCAAGTTCCAACAAGTTGCTCTTCAAAATAAGGCAGGTAACTATGTCAAAGCATCCGCTGAAACTGCTTCGGCAGGACTTGGTAAGATTGTTCTTGACTCTCAGTTGCGTGGTGCTGACGCTAACCCCGCGGGTGAAAATGCTTATCCTATCGTCTCCCTAACTTGGGCACTTGCATATCCACAAGCAGAAAATAATGCTGCTGTGAAGGACACTCTTCGTTATATGTTGAGTGAAGAAGCGCAAGGTAAATCTGATGCTCTTGGTTATGTTCCTCTTCCTGAGGACCTTCGCCAAAAAGCACTTGCTGCCGTTGAAACACTGAACTGATTTCTTAATATCTGGATATCCTAACAATGGGGAGCTTGACTCCCCTTTATTTTTCCTATATAATTGTGTTGTAAATCTTTACAAAAGTATAATGACTGTAACAAAGAATGAGTTTGGTCAAATGAATATGTTTGCCAAAGAGCCTGCAATGTATATGACTAAAGAAGCGATGGAGCGTTATGGTATTGAACCTTATGCTGAGAAAGCAGAGAAACTCAATGGTCGTACCGCAATGCTAGGATTTGCTGCAGCAGTAATTTCTTATGCGACTACTGGAAGCATTTTCTTTTTTGGCATCTTTGGTATTTGATTATGGCCGGGATAATTTTTACTTTCACTACAATTTCATTTTTTTGTCTTCTTGCTTATTCTGTAGACAAATTATCTGAAACTTATTGAGAATTTATGAACAAATTTATTTTATTTTCTAAAGATTCTTGTGGTCCTTGCATGTTAGTAGAAAAATACTTTCGTGCTATGAAAGATGAACGTACAAGTTTAATTAAAAAGGTTGATTTGGAGGATGCAACTAATACCCCCATTCCACAAGAAAATTTGAATCTTGCCAAACAATATGGCGTAACAGCAACTCCAGTATTAGTTGTCACATCACCTAATGGATTAATTCTCGAAAAGAAAACTGGAGGTCTGGAAATTACTCAAAACATTCGCAAACTTTTTAACACTTATTTGGGAGAAAAACAATGAACGAACGCGCAGAACGTATTAATGGTTGGGCAGCAATGATTGGTGTTATTGCTGCAATTGGTTCTTATGCAACTACAGGACAACTAATCCCAGGAATCTGGTGAATTAAATCATTTTGCTTGACAACCAAACGATTATTGGGTATTATTGGTGAGGGAGGCTTAGGTCTCCCTTTTTTGCTAAATATCCTGTGCCGTAAGAACTCTTAGAGTTCTATAACGGATGTTGATTTTCTTTTAACTAAATGCTAAGACAATTATTAATTATTCCTCTTCTGTCCATTATTCCAGCAGCTTGTGCTTATCCAAGTATTTCTGACATTCAAGATCCACCATCACTCAAAGTGGAGCCAGTTGTTGGATTGGTAGATTTTGAAAAAGTCATTGAACTTGAGGTAGTAGAAAAAAAGTGGAAGTGTCCATCATGTAATGAAAATGAACAGTATGTTTTGGAAAAAGTTCAAGAAAGAACCAATATTTCTGATCGTAATTCTCTTGCTACAATACTTGGCAATATTAAATCAGAAAGCAACTTCAATGCCAATATTTGTGAAGGAGGCGCTAGAGTATCTTACGATCGCTGTTATAGCGGTGGTTATGGCCTTATACAGTGGACAAGCACGGGAAGATATTTGGGATTAGGATCTTTCTGTAAGAAGTATGACTGCGATCCTAGTAGTCTTGAAGGTCAGGTTCGTTACATGATTAACGAATCTCAGTTTCAAAAAGTTCTTCCCGAATTTGAAGGTAATGGGCAAACAGTATCACAATATATGGTTGCTGCTTATTACTGGTTAGGATGGGGCATTAAAGGGTATCGTGAGCAGTATGCTTACGATTATACTAAGAAAATGGTATGGTCTTAATTATGAATGAAGATTGGCGTTATAGCGAAGAAAGGATGGAATTGAGAGAATTGACTATATCGATTCTCCTTCAAAAATATGGAAATCAATTAAATTCTAACGGAGAACCTAAATATTCAAATAAATCCATTTATGAGTGTGCTCATGATTGGGTTTCTCAAGGCAATTCCACAACATTTGGACTTGCTGAATATTACGAGGATTATTATGCAAAAACTAATTAACGTCGTAGCACTTCTATCAGGACTAGTTTCTTTATCAGTTCTTGGTGGAGGTGCTTATTTGTATCTCAATAAAACTACTCTTATTGAAGATGCTAGGGAGAAAGTAACTGTAGCGGTCACAGAGATTCTTACAGAGGCACTTCCTACCCTTTTAGATGGTGCTATACCTAAGGTTCCAGAAGTTACGGGACCAAGTATTCCATCAACAACTGGCCCTGCCATTCCTGGAACATGAAGAAAATATTACTATCATTGCTAGCACTTGGAGTTTTCTCTCCTGCATTTGCTGGTTCAAAAGTCAAAGAATTCTATACTATGAATTCTATGGGTTGCATGATCTTACGAGAATGCACCGAAGATGTTCAAAGAATCAACTCTATCTCAGATATTGAGAGTTACTATCCTGATTCTGATTTTAGTGTGGTTGCTGATGAGTTTAACTCAATGCTACTATCCCTTAATAAGATCGGAGTTATGGTTTTTCTAGGAGATGAAAAATATTTTCCTCCTGGTCACCGTGGCGTATATCATACGGTCACCAATAACTTTTATTTGAATACTGCTTTCATGAGTCGTCCTGATGTTCTTATGACTGTTATGAGACATGAAGGATGGCACGCTGCTCAAGATTGTATGGCAGGAACTATTGATAATAGTATGATTGCCATTATCAAACCAGAGGAAGATGTTCCTAGGTTTTGGCGCGAAATAGTAGAACAGGATTATCCTGAGTCTGCATGGCCTTGGGAAGCAGAGGCAAAGTGGGCAGGTAAGACAGAAGGAATGACTGCCAAGGCACTTGATGTTTGTGCTGCTGGTCCTATGTGGACTATATATCCTCCCACACCTCTTACGCTAGAATGGTTGAAGAAAAACGGATATGTTAAATGACCTTTCCATTCTTTGTTGATGAACCAAACACCAATAAACAAGTAGAAGTTCCTCAGGAGATTTTATTTTACTGTGATAATTACACTGTAGATTCCGATCGTGAACATCTTCGTTATCTTGATTGTGTTAACATGCACATGGGGTATTATGGAAACTCTAAGGATGTTCTTGAAAAGTATCGGAATGACTACTATAATTACATTGAAGTTCGTCCAGTGTTTGAATGAGAGAACGAGTTGCGTTTATTCTTCCCTTCCTTCAGATTATTATTGCTTGCTACACTTTATGGAGGATTGATAATCCACCTGAACACTTTTGTGTTCCTACATCTCCAAACTTTACGTTTAGGTGTTATCAAGAATAAATAATTACTTCCAAAGACCAGCCAAGAAGAACTATTGCCGTTAATTTATTATGATAAGTTCTTTGTTGGATATCAAAGATTAAAAATGGTATCATACACCAGAGACGTGCTAATAAAGGGCATAGTCGCAAAAGAGATGGCCAGTTGTACTGGTGAAGATTATCACAAGAATTTAAAAGAGTTATATCATAAATGGGAACATGAATCTAGTGAAACTCTTTGCAAAAAATATAATCAATTAACAGACACAAACATTACCGTTGATTCACTTATACCATAAACATTATGACAGATGAGAATATTTCCAAGTTTCGTTTAGATCAAATTTCTAAAGAACTTGGTGGCAAATGGTACACTCAAGTAGTTGCCGACAAATTTAAAGAACATAAACGCATTGTAATAGAATATGGGCATAAAAAAGTTAATAACTAAATAGTGTAGATTTCTAATCTACTATGCCAGAAGAAACTAAAGAAAATAAAAAGGTAGTAGAAAAAGATCACGAAGAGAGTAGAGAATGGTTAGCGGATTTGGTCAAGCTTGTAGTCTTGATCTGGTCCGCTTCTTTATTGACTGCATCTTATGTTAGAATGCCCAATGGGCAAAAAATTCTAGATTTTGATCCTACTTTTATTGCTTCTGTATTTTCTGGGTCTTTAGCTGCTTTTGGATTATCTCCAGCAAGAAATGGTGGAACATCAAAAACCGGAAATGGTGATGCCACAACACCTAAAAAGAAAGATGAAGAACCTCCTGTAGTATCATCTATTGACAAACCAAAACAATGAACTGGAAATCTAAGGTAACGCCAGAAGAATTGCCAATAGAAAAAAGAATGCCAACAAAACCAATATCCGTTGGCATTCTATGGTTTCTTGGCATTTCTATTGGCATTGCCCATATTGGAGTTCTTGGGCACTTGATGAAAATGAGTGACTCTATGAAAAGTCCTGTCATTAATATTCCAAGAGGTGAATACTCATCTTACGAACTGAATGTAAGTAAGGATGGGTATAGTGTGAAGTATCGTGCAAATGATCCAAAAGTTCTTTCAACTGAAAGGTCAATAGAACTTGATAGAACTAAGAAGGGATTGTTTGGTGGCGGAACTGAAAAGAGAAATGAGTATCGCAAGGACGAATATACCGCAGAAGGATATCGTAATCTTGGCGGAGGTGAAATAAATGATGAGGGAAAGTCTGCAAAAGAGATAGAGTGCATAGTGGCGGACGCTGGAGCACGGTCTCAAGGTGCTCTGGCAGGAACTAGCATTGCCACTGGTGCCCTT